AGGACGACTCCTTGTTCACCAGCCAATCGATAGCCTTCCACTGGCTACCGAGGCCCCAGTTGTTGCGCAGGCCGCCGTGGGTCGCCGCGACCCCGCGGACGATCCCCTTCGTTCCCTCCTTCACGGCCGAACTCACAAAGTCGCCGGCGGTCTCCATGAGCGGGCCGCCCTGCTTCTTAAGCCAGTTGATCGGGCCCTTGACCATCCAGTTACCCGCGCGGCCCATCAGCTTCCCGAAGCCTGAGCCGCCGACGCCCGCAGCGAGCCCACCCTTCAGGTCCCGGAGCTTCTCCAGGAACGCGAGGATGCCGCCGCCGCCACCACCGCCCGCGGACCGCCCGCCCGTGTCGATGTGCATGTGGTTGAAGTGCCCGGCCGTGCGCCACAGCACGCCCAGATTCGGGAACTTGGACTTGAACACGCCGATCAGACGATCGAAGAACGACATCTCGGTGGAGTTCTGGCCGCCGGGGCCGTAGTTGAGGTCGACGGCGTTCCCGGTGTAGTGCAGCGAACCCTTCATGTGCCCGCCGCGCACCCCGCCGAACGCCGGGTGCTCCGAAGCGCGCGCACCCCTAGCCGTCCACCACTTCGCCGCATCGACGAGCCCGCCGCCCGCATACCCCGGCCAGCGCCCCGTCTTGTTCATGAAGTCCAGCGCACCCGGCGCCGTAGCCTCCAGGCCACGACGGGCGCTCTTGGACATCACAAACTCATCGGCGTGGACGACACCCGCGGGCTGCATCTTCGAGCCCGGGCCCGTGTAGCCACCCTGCGCGTACGGCTGCCACTTCGGCAGCTTGTCGCCGCCGACCAGATCGATGACGTAATTGATGACCTTCCGAATGCCCTTGTTGTACACCGTGTCCGCGACGAACTTGACCGGCTTCGAGGCAGCCTTCCGGATCTTGTCCCAGAAGCTGGTGATCTTCGCGACGCCATTCTTGAACGCGTCCGGCACGGTGTCGCGGATGAACTTCCGAAGTGGATTGAACACCTTGTCCTTGATCCAGTCCCAGACCGCACGGATCCTCGACTTGATCCGGCCCCACACTTCGGACACCCTGTCCTTGAGGATCCCGAACGCGATGCGAAGAATCCGGATCCATCGGCGGATCTTGCTGAACACGTTGTCCTTGATCCAGTTCCATACCTTGCCGATGGCTCGCTTGATCTTTCCCCACACGTCGGAGATGCGCTCCCGCAGAATCCCGAACGCGATCCGCAGCAGCTTCACCCAACGCGCGATCGGCTGGAACACCTTGCCCTTGATCCAGCCCCACGCCTTACCGATCGCGTCCTTTACGCCATTCCATACGGCCCGCGCGACCCTGCCATAGAACTTGAATACCTTGACGATGACGCCGACGTACCACTTGATCGGACCGAAGACGTACTTCTTGATCCAGTCCCACGCCTTGCCGATGGCGCCCTTGATCGCGTTCCACACCTTGCCCGTTACGCGCTTGATCTTGTCCCAGTGCTTGATGACCAGGGACACGGCGAACCCGATCGGCCCGGCGATAATTGTCAGCAGGAGCGGCCAGTTCTTCTTGATCCAGCCCCACACGTTCGAGATGGCGTCTTGAATCCAGCTCCACGCCTTCTTGAAAAACTTGACTACCCCGTCCATCGCGGACGACAGGAAGCCGGTGAAAGCCTTCCAGATCTTCTTGCCGGTCTTGGTCTGGGTGAAGAAGTAGACGAGGCCAGCGACGAGCGCGGCGATGGCGACGGCGAGAAGCACGTACGGGTTCGCGTACGCCGCTATGTTCAGCTTTATCTGCTCGATGGTCGCCGCAGCCAGGATCGTCTTGAGCGCCTTGAAGACGCCGACCGCAGCCTGAATGATGGTGATCGTCTTCATGACCGCGAAGAACGCACCGACCGCGACGCCGAGCGCTATGAAGGCGTCCTTGTTGTCGGCAACGAACTTGATCATGCCGCCCAGCGTCGCCGCCGCGATCTTACCTGCGTCGAGCAGAAAGCCGCCGAGCTTCTTCAACGCGGGAAGCGCGACCTTCTCAAAGGCGTCGGCGACCGCCGTGCCAACCGCTGATGCGATCTCCCACAGATCACCCAGGACGGGGACGATCTTGTCGCTCACCCAGCCGCCGAAGTCCTTCAGCGCGGGGACGACGCGGTCCATGAACTGCGCGGCGAGATCCTTAACGACGGGGACGACCTTGTCCTGGATCCAGCCGCCGAACTTCTTCACCGCTGGGATCGCCTTGTCGTTGATCCAGCCCGCCAGCTTGACGGCGTGCGGCAGGAGCATCTGCCCGATCGCGAGACCTGCGTTCTCCAGCTTCGTCTTCAAGATCTCGAACTGACGAGCGGCGCCCTCGTTCATCGTCTGGAACGCCTTGTCTGTGGCGCCGGCGGAGTCCTTCTGCGCCTTCAGCTCGTCAGAGAACTTCTTGGCGCCCGTGCCAGCGAGCACGTTCGCCGCCGCCACAGCTTCGGACGAGCCGAGCAGCTTCTGTAGCTCACCGTTGTTGCCCTTGGACGCCTTCTTCACAGCGTCCAGCGCGAACCCGAGGCCCTTCGACTCGATGGCAGCCTGGGCGTTCTTGAACCCAAGCTTCCCGAAGATTTCATTCAATGCCTTGGATGGCTTCTGGAGGCCGTCCATCGCCGCGCGAAGCTGCGTCGTGGCGACGCTCGTCGGGGTGCCGCCCGCGGTCAGGGTCGCGATCGCAGCGTTCACCTCGGTGAACTTGACACCCGCCGCAGCCGCCGCAGGGGCGACGTTGAACAGCGCGTCCGACAGCTCCTGAAACGTCGTCTTTCCGCCCTTGACGGCGGTGAACATCGAGTCTGAGACCTTCTCGGCATCCTTGGCCTTGAGGCCGAACGCATTGATCGTCGTCGTAATGCCGTCGACCGCGGTCTCCACATCCGTCACACCCGCGATTGCCGCCTTCGACGCGACCCGCATGAACTCCAGCGCGTTCTTCTTGGGCACGCCAGCAGAGATGGCAGAGTAAAGCCCCTCGGTCAGCGTCTTCTGCGCGATCCCGAACTCGTCAGAGACAGAGCGCGTGATCTTGCTGACCTGACCGAGGGACTTCTGCGCCGCCCTCCCCGTCTCACCGAACAGCGACACCACCTCGCGCTGCTTGGCGTCGAGTTCGGCGGCATCCTTCGTGAGCTTCACCGCGACAGCACCGGCAGCGATCGCGGTTCCTGCGATGAGTTTGACCGCGGCCCCGGACGCCTTCTTCAGCCGCTTCGTGTCACCCGTAAAGCGGATGATGAGGGAGCCCTTTTTGCTGGCGGCCACGGTTCACCCCCTCGCTTTGTTCGCCTGTTCGATCGCTTTTTCCATCTCGACCCGAAGAGCCTCGCGGTCGTCGCAGTCCATGTCCCAGTACGTGTCCGGCGAGAAGTGGTAGAACCGAACGAACTTCGCCATGTCTACGCGCAGCTCATAAAGCTCACGCGTCAGGTAGGGTCCTCGTCCTTCTTCTCGAGCGCCATGATCGCCTCGCCCAGCTCGGACATGTCTTCGTTGTCGAGCCAGTGAAGGAGCTGGGCCTTGAGGTCGAGGGCCTCATCCACGATGACGTTCCCGACGCGCTTGTGAGCCAGGAAGGTCCCGCACGTCTCGAACGCGCCCTCCTTGATCTCCTCCTCGTCCTTCGGGGAGCAGAGCCCCGACGAGAACGCCAGCCGGCGGGCGTCCACCTGGTCCCGCGGGACCAGCTTCGGCTTGGAGTATGTCCTCTTCTTTGCAGTGACCATGACGGCCTCCCTATTTCTCCCTAGAACTTGGTCTTGAGCCCTGCCTTGATGGCGACTTCCCTGAGTGCGGCCATGTAGTCGTCCATCACGTTCGGCACGTCCTCTTCCGCGGCGCGCCGGATGTAGGGCCGCTGGCCCTTGCGCGGGGCAGCCCTGGCGCCCCACTGCTGCACGGCGCTGCGGCGGCTCGGTGTACCGGCCCGGATTCGCAGCGCGTTCGCCGTAGCGGACGCCTTCGGCTTTGCACCCGCACCCGCACCGACGTCGAGCGGCTTCGGGTACGAGGCGTCGATGATGCGCTGACCGATCTCCTTGTTTCGGCGCCCCAGCTCCTTGCGGAGTGCGGGGTCGATGGCGTTGAGCGTGCGGATGAGATCCCGCACGCCGTCGACCTGGATCGGTGCAGCGTCGACCATCAGACCGTTGTGCGCGTGACCTCGCCGTTGACGGTCAGGGTGCCGGAGAATGACACCTTGTCCGACGCGGACCCGGACACGCTGTAGCTGTTGATCCAGACCTCGGCCGTGTACAGCACGTTGCCCGAGCTGTTGCCCTGGGGCGCGAAGTTGAACGTCCGGGTGCCCGCCTTGCGCTGGGTGGTGGAGCCGACAATGTCGTCTTCCGCCGAGTCCCAGTGGCCCGAGAAGGAGAACGATGAGTTCTCCAGACCCGCGATGTTCTTGTGCCCCTCGTCGCCGAATGCGGTGACGTCGGCGAGTTCGATCTCTGCGGACAACTCGCACGAGTCCAGGTAGGACGAGACATCCGTGAGCGAGCCAGCCGTGTCGTCAAGCGCCGTGTACGAATCCTTGCCGTGAACGAAAGCCATCTGGCTCACTCCTTACATGCGAAAGCCCCCGCCGTTTGGCGAGGGCTTGTGGGGGTGGTGAATCAGGGGTGTCAGCGCCGCGCGAATGCGACGGCGGCGGAAACGGAACCGGTGGTTCCGCCGAGGGTGACGGCCGAGCGCGTGTACCGGTTCACGGTGCCCGTGACCGCGACGCGCTCAACGGCCGTCGTGGTGGAGGCGACCTGGGTGAACGTGACCAGGTCCACCCATACCGAGTCATCGGTTGAGTGCTGCACCACGTAGTCCGCTGTGCCGTCGCGGGTGTTGGCCGTGACGTGCAGGTGGCCGACACCGCCCGTCGATGTCGCGGCCCCGTTGTCGATGCTCGCGTCGTCGGCTGCACTCGACGTCAGAGGGCGCTGAACGTACCCCTGGTCGACCTGGCCCTCCGTCGTCCACGACGCCGACGTGTCGACGCCCGCAGCCACCGGTGACGTGATCCCGTAGTTCTGCTCACGCACCTCCAGCACGTGTACGGAGTCACCCAGCGCGAGCCCGCCTGGGCCGAGCGTGATCACCTGTGCCGTACCGAGTGCCGCCTTCAGCGTCGCGTCCGGGCCCGCCGATGTGGCGTCGTCGTCGAACATGCCCTCCAGCGACAGCGACCCGGTGTCCAGGCCAGGAATGTACCCGTGGCCCTCCGACCCGAGTGGGGTCCGATCCTCCGTCTCGAACTCGGCGCCAACCTCCCAGCCGCGCAGGTAGCCGGAGAAGTTCAGCTCGCCCAGGAGAACCGCTGAGCCCTTACCGTGAACGGCCATCAGTCGCCCTCCCCTTCATCTCCGTCGTCCGGCGCGGCGACAGCCTCGACGACACCCTGATCGACGAGCCACTTCAGGCTCTTCGCGGGCAGGTCCGTCACGACGTCGCCAGGCTCGGCGCGCTTCTCGCCGCCCTTGCCCGGGTAGTTCAGGCCGACGGTCACTCGATACTTTCTCTTCGCTGTAGCCATGACGGCCTCCTTAGCCCGTGACGTCGATCTTGAAGTCCACGGCAAGATGCTCGAACCCGTTCACCATGCGGATCTCGTCCTCGCCCGCCTCTTTGACGATCGCGAAGTCGACGACCCCGCCAAGCGTCTGGTCGCCGGGGAGTGCGCCACCGAGTCTCACGTCACCCTCGATGCACGCCTTGACACTGTTCGCGCCGGTCCTGGCGAGGTAGACGGACATGAGCTGCTGAGCCAGGTCCGGGTCGGCGTACGGAACGAACACGGTGACGATGTATTCCGAGTCGTCCGAACCGTCCGCCATGGTCGCGTCGTACGCCGTGCGCGCCCTGGACACGCAGGCCGCCGGCGTGTTCATCTGCCCTGGCACGTGGTTGTAGGCGGTCAGGGTGGGGATGGTCAGGAGCCGCGTCTTCAGCCCGTTGCGGATCGCCATGTCGCCAGCGGGCATGTCAGACCTCCGGCAGCATGTAGCGGACGAAGGGCCCCAGGAGTTCCGTTACGTCCGGATCCTTGAAGCGCGAGATCCTGACGGCACCGAACTCGTGGACGCCCTGGATCCCGTTCGGCGAGTCCTTGCGCTTGAACAGGGACGCCGCCTTGATGAGGCACGCGGCTTCGACGTCGACCGGGATGGCGCTGAAGCCGAACCGCGCGGTTACCTGGAGCGTGGCCCGGCGGGAGTGGATCGGGAAAGTCTTGTCGTCGACGGCAGTGATCTGCCAGAACGAGAAGGCATTGCCCGTCGAGCCTGACGCCACCACGGCCGCGTTGCGCGGCTCCAGGTCGAAGTCGTCCGCGCCCCACGTCGTGGCGTAGGTGCCGTCCCCGGTGGTGTCCGTCTTGACCACGACACCGGTCGCCGTGGAGATGTCATCCACGAGCACGGTGTACGGGTCGGACGGGCGGTACTCCCGCGCGACCACGGCCGCGTCCTGCCAGAACTTCCGACCACAGAACTCGTCGATGGCGCGCGAGGTGGCGTTGATGGCACGGTCCAAGAGGTCGACGTCGAGGGCGGTGATCGCGTCGCCGAACTGTTCCTGCAACTGCGCCCGCGTGCAGTACTCGTTCACCACGGCCATCGGTCAGCCCCCTTACGACAGGACGAAGGTCGCGGACGGGGCGGTGCCTGCGACCGTCGCGTGTACGCCGCCGCCGCAGAAGGAGTCGTACAGCGGCACATGCACCGTCGTGTTGGTGGCGGCCTTGACCACGAGCACGGTCGTACCGCTGGACCCGCCAGCCTTGAGGGTGAGCGTCGCCGCATCGCTGCCACCGGTCAGCGAGACGCCACGGAGGTAGGTGTCGCGAGTCGTGACGTCACCCGTCTCGGTGACCGCGACGACGTGTGAGGCCCTCATGACGCGTCCTTCCGCGGGCGGCCGGGACCGCGCTTCTTGGGCGTGTCCGCCGGCGCCTTGACGCCAGGCGCAGCGAGCGTGCCGGGCGCGTCACGGTTGACCCACTCGGCAAGCTCGGTCTCCAGCTCGACGGTCTCGCCGCCGGACCACGGGCCGACGCGCTTGCCGTCCCGGTACGCGCCGTAACGCTGGGTCACCTTGTAGGCGGGCATCAGGACACCCCCCGGGTATCGAAGAATGCCTCCATCGCGTCATGGGCCGCGGAGATCGTGGTCCAGCTATCGCCGGAGGTTACGTTGAGGTTGTTCACGAAGTGGAACCGGATCCGGTAGACCGAGTCCGCTTCGACGAGTTCGGCATACGCCACGTGCTTCAGGGAGAAGAACTTCGTGTCGATGCTGCCGACGCCAGCCGATCCCCCGCTATCGATCCAGGTCATCAGATCCCCTCCATGTGCAGCAGGACCCACACGACCACGGACAGGTCAGCAGACGTCCCGTTCCACGATCCGTCCGTCGTAATCTCCGCGCCGACGACGTCACCCGCGTTAAATGTTGCGGCTCCACGTAGGGCCTTGTCGCTCTTCGTGGTCTCGGTCGTGATGGACAGCGCCGGGTCGGTCTCCTCGGTGCCGCCCACCGTGGGGCCGACGGTCAGGGAGCCAGCCGAACCGGCCGCCGACAGGTCAGCCGTGACGGCGACGATCTCGCCCTCGAACGGCATGGTGTAGCCGGTGACTGCCTGGCTCGCCTCGCCGATCGCGACGGGAAGCTGAACGTTCGACTGAGACGCGGCGAGGGCGTCCTGCCCGAACGCGAGCGGGACCAACTGCCCCTTGGCGATGATGCGCTCGATCTGCGTTGCTCTGGACATGGCGAACCTACTTTCAGGTATGGGTGAGGGCCGAGCACTAGGAGCGCCCGGCCCTCACGTTGCTGGTCAGAGCGAAACGTTGTACAGGACGTCAGCCGACTCGATGCCTGATGCGGCACCCGTCGGCGTGAAGCGGCCGAAGCCGAGACGCGTGCTGAGCACGATGCGGGTCTGGTCGGTACCGGGCAGGCGCTCGGTCTCGACCTTCAGCCGACGACGGACGCCCACCGCGTAGCCGCGACGGTTGAACGTGGCGATCTGGCCCTTGACGTTGTTGGAGCCCGTGGTGGACACCTTGCCGTCCGCCTCCGTCTTGCTCATGGCGATGGACGAGATGAGCGGATTGCCCAGCACGCGGGCCAGCTCGCCGGACAGGATCGTCGCGTTGGCGCCGTACTTGTCGACCGTGATCACCTCGTCGAGGAACGCCAGGGCGTCCGCCGTCTCCGGGTCCGCGACGTGCACCAGGTCGGACGGGCTGAGGGGGTGGCCCCAGTCGTGCAGGTGCGTGGTGTCGAGCATCCGGCCGCGCTGCGCCTTGAACGCAGCGAGGGTGATCGCCCCGGCGATGTCGGCCCGGTTGTTGGTGTTGTCCACCAGGCCGGCGTGCCGGATGCCGTCGAACGCCAGGTAGTGCTTGGTGTCCGCCGGGTCGGCGTCGTCGAGGTTGATGTTGCCCGTACCGGCGTTCGTGGTGTCGCCGTTCAGGACGAGCGAGTCGGCGTAGTGCGCCAGCGAGACGCCCTGCTGACGACGCAGGAACGGCACGTAGGCGAACAGCGAGTCCTCCTCCATCTCACCGGACCACATCTGGTGGATGACGAACTTCTTCGCGTCGACCTGGACCCGATTGGATCCCGTCTTCGTGGTCGTGTAGTTCGACGAGTTGGACGCCGTGGACTCCGCGACGTGCAGCATCTCCGGGATGTCCGCCTCGACGGGAAGGTACGCCGTCGGGTCGGTCATGTCGAACTGCTCGATCAGGCCGAACACCCGCGAGGACCGGCGGGCGCCGGTCCACAGTTCGCGGATGTACTGGTTGCCGATGATCTCGGCGCCGAACCCGGCCTCCGCCGTGTCGTGCGCGTTGTACACGTCCCCGACCGCGGCCATGGCACGTGCGTACCCGGCCTCGTCAAGCACGCCCCGGCGACGCTGGTCCTCGATCGCGCGCTCGTCGTCCGCCTTGGCGAGCAGGGACGGCACCCGGCGGGCGTCGCTCACCGCCGCGACCGTGTTGCGCAGTTCCTCGGACGGGCCGTCGTACACGCCGCCGCCGTTGTCACCGGAGCGACGCTGGCCACGCAGCGAGTCCTGGATGTCGTACATCCACTCGACGTCGGCGACCGACATCCCGAGGCGGGCGTACTTCGTGCCCACCAGCTTCGGGTCCTCGTCACCGTTGCCGAACTTGATCTTGCGGACGATCTCCTCGCCCTCGGGGGAACCGAGGAGCGCCTGCACCTGGTCGTGGATCTTGGCCTCGAGAGCCTGATCGTCGGGGATCTGCTCCCCCAGAGCGGTGAGACGCGCCTTGATGTCCGCGGCGAGCGTCTCCATTGTGACCTTTTCGTCGGTCATCGTGCTACCTCCTCGTGCAGGGTGAAAGCGGCGAGGAGACGCTCTGCCGCCTCGCTGTCGACCTCAGCCTCATCGGCGTCGGTCAGCTCCTCCTCGACGGGGGGAGCGGTCTGTGTCATGCGCGCGTCGAGTGCGCGCTCGATCTCCTGGCGGATGTCGTCCGCCAGGGAGTCCTTCGGCTTGGCGCCGGACTTCGGCTTCGGGTCGACCACCTCATCCGCGAGGCCCATCTCCACGGCCTCCTGCGCGGTCAGCCACGTGTCACCCTCGGCCATGCGCGCCGCGAACTCGTCCGCGTCACCGCCGGAGCGGGCGGCGTAGATGGCGGCGATGTTCTTGTTCTGCCGCTCCAGGAGGTCTGCCATCTCGCGCATCTCGGCCGCGTTCCCGATCGCCAGGCCCCACGCCTCGTGGATCATCATCTGAGCGCCGCCGAGCATCACGCGGTGGTCACCCGCCTGAGCGATCACCGACGCGATCGACGCGGCGATACCGTCCACCCGTGTCGTGATGCGTGCCGGGTGCGCCCGGAGCGTGTTGTAGATCGCGACGCCACCGAACGCGTCCCCACCGGGCGAGCTGATCTGGACCGTGATCTCATCGGCGTCGATCGCTGCGAGATCACGAGCGAACTGGTCTTCCGAGACGCCGAAGAACCCGACCTCGTCGTAGATGCGTACCGTCGCCGTGCCGTCGTCGTCGGCGTTGCGGATGTCGTACCAGCGCCCGGCGGTCGCACGGTTGCGGACCCGCTCGCGCATGCTCTTGATGTCAGGCATTGCCCGTACCTCCCGTGTATCCGAGTGCTCCGAGATTGGCTGTCAGGTCGTCGAACTGCTGACGGATGGATCGAACGGCGTTGCTGGTCGCCACGTCCTCCGGGTCCGCTGCCGGGGCAACCGGCGGGGGCGGAGCATTCGCCGGCGGGTCGGTTTCCGCGTCGTCCGTCGGCTGCTTGTTGACCGGCGCCCAGAACACGTCACCCCATTCGACAGGCGGCATGCCCTTCTGCTTGCGCCACTCGTTGATCGTCATCGCGCCAACCTCGATCATCTGGCGGTCGCGAGTCCACACCTCCGACGTCGACTCCTGGAGGGCGGGAACCTTCGAGTAGTCCCACTCCACGTGGTCCACGGTCTGGCGGCCGGGGCGTGTGCCGAACATCGGGAGAAGCTGCTCCTCGATCTCCGCAGCCGCGAAGTCCGCGTCAGGCTGCAACGAGTGCTCCCAGAGTTGGCGCTGGAACTCGCGCACGTTCGCCAGCGTCGCCGAGGCCGGGTCATTCATCAGCGGGGCCGGAACCCCGTAGACGTTGCACACCTGGCGAAGTGACATCTGCATGCCGCTCACCCACTCGGCCTCGCGCGGCGTCACGTTCAGGCCCTTGATCTGAGCCTCGTACCGCAGGACGCTCCACCGGTGCGCCTTGTCCACACCCTTAAGACGGCGGTCGAGCAGTACCTCCAGCTCGCGCGCCTGCTCCTCGCTGAAGGTCACCTTGTCGGTCTCGGGGACGATCAGGCCGCCCGCCATCAGGCCCTGATCGAACAGGTTCTTGTTCGCCTTCTGCATCGCGTTCGTAGTGTCCGCGGCGAGGCGGGCAGCGGCGAGCGGCGACATGGGCGCGAACTCGTCCAACGGGTTCGGGTATCGCTGCCACACGATCTCGTCCGCCGTGAACGCGATCGGCTCACCAAACGCCGACTCATAGATGAAGCCCGACAGATACCCGGTCGCATCCGGTACCGGCCGCATCCGCGACGGCTTGAGCCACCAGATCTCCTTCGGCACCCCCGACGGCGACTTGGCGATGTACCAGAACGACTCGCCCCACGCGCCCATGCACAGTTCGTCCATGCGGATCAGGCGCGGAAACGTCCAGTACGGGTTCACGTGGTGGAGCAGATCGGCGACAGGGCCCGTCGAAACCTCCGACTTGTTCTCCCCGAGACCCCGGAAGGTCCGCAGTTTCAGACTGGATCGCAGCCGAGCGCGGAGACTGATCACCGAATAGACCTCGTTCGACGTGACCAAGTAGTCGCCGTACTTCTCCGGCGAGAACGTCGCGTCATCGTGGCCGAACCCGCCATCCATCCAGCCGAGCGCGTCAGCCTGGCCGACCGGGTACGCGGCGGCCTGCGGGCGCATCTGCTCGGCGATGCGGTCCAGGAGGCCCATCAGTCACGCCCCATGCCCGCGCGCCATCCGACCTTGACCGCAGCCGCAGACCACGCCACGGCGGCCCACAGGACCCGCAACACCTTCGCCGCCACCCAGCCCAGCCCGAACAGGAGACCGGCCAGGATCAGCAGCAGGGTACGCAGCGGGTGAAGCTCACGGGCCTCAGCACGGATCTGGTCCATCGTCGCCTGATTCAGCATGCCGAGCCCTCCCTAAGCCATGAGCGAGCCGACGATCCGGCCCTCGTTGATGTGAGTCGCGCCCCAGAGAGCCAGAGTCGCCGCTTCGAGCATCGATATGTCACCGTCCTTGCGGCCGAACACGCGGCGGTCCCCGACGTTGCGCCATGTCGCAGAGGACACCGCGTCGTTGAGGACCGTGTAGTCGCCGTGCTCGATGGTGCCCTTGCGTGTCGCCTTGTCGAGTTCGGCGCACGCCTGCACCAGGTCATCAAGACCGACGCGCTTCACGTCGACGCCAGCCTCATCCAGCGCCGAAATCAGGTAACCCGCCGGGCCCTTAACGTCGACGATCACCGGGCATTTCCGCTCGTCCTGGATGCGCTTGACCTCGGAGACGAACCGGTCCTCATCCTCTGCCCGGACCCGGAGAACCGAGCCCAGGTGCGGACGATCGCCCGACGAGGAGACGCCCAGCGAGAGCCACACCTGGTCCACGTCGGAGGCGACACCGAGAGATGACGGCGAGCCCGGCGGTACCGCGGTAGCCAGGTCCGACCACCGCGGGAAGATCGACGACCCCGAGTCCAGCAGCCGGGGCCACACGTTGAGGTACTGCGCCGCCCAGCCGCGCACCGGGTCCGGGTCGTCGAACTCCGGCTCATCCTCGCCGGCCAGAGCCGCCGCGTACTTGCGGGCGATCAGGTCCCGTCGAGCCTCGGACCAGTGAGCCGAAGCCGCTTTCCACGTCGCCTCGTCGGCCACGCCCGCGTCAGGGTGTGCACCCCACAGCATCAGCAGCACGTTCGGGTCAGCGGCGCGCAACGCAGCGACCAGACGCCGCCGCATCAGGCTGGTGGCCTTCACGTGCGCAGTCGAGGTCAGGTGGAGTTGCGGCCAGATGCGCTCCAGGAGAGCGGGCTCCAGACCATCAGTGATCGCTGTCGGATCGACGCTCCAGGACTCGTCCACCTGGCCGTAACCGACGTCGTAGCCGTAGACGGCCGTGTCAGCCCTCAGGAGCCAGCGGTCATCCTCCGACGCCTGGACCTCCTGCGCGCCGCCGAGCCTGACCACGTTCCAGCCCCGACGTGCCGCCCAAGTCCACGCCTGACGGTGGATCTCCTTGCCTACCGCGAGATCCTTCGACACCAGCATCGCGAGTTGCGTCTCACCGATCCGTTCGGCGTTCGCGATCCGCCACAGGGCCGAGACCCGCAGACGCACTGACTTGCCGATCCGCCGCGGGCCAGAGTCGATGATCTCCGGGTACACGAGAGCACCGTCGTCGTCGTGCTCGAACTGCCGGGTGATCGCGAGGGCCTGCCACCAGCGAGCCTCGACACCCATCTCACGCTTCGCCCAGTCGAGAACCTCGGCGCCGTACGAGCCGACCGCGCGAGGATGCCGACCAGACATCGCGAGTGGCGGTGCCGCGTCGTCGGGGATGTCAAGGAACTGAGTCAGCCAGGGTGAGTCATGAAGCGCGGCGAGCGGGTCGTTGCGGGCCGCGAGGATCTCCGAGAGTGACGATGCCATTACGACACCAGCGCCCGCGGGCCCTTGGACAGGTTGCACCTGAGATGCGCGAGTTGGACGTTCGCTACCGTGTCATTCCCGCCAGTGGAGAGCGGGATAACGTGGTCAACAGACGGCGACATCGGATCGGGATAGCTCAGGTCCATGTCCACATCGCCGCGACAGAGGCCGCAGAGGTACCCGTCACGCTCGGCGATGGAGTCCCGCGTGTACGGCTCTGACTGGGCACCCAACTTCCGAGCCCGGCGACGGCGGCCCGCTCCCTCTGTGTGGCGGGTGCGCGGCAGGCGGGCGTCGTCGTAGCACTTACGCGAACAGAACTTCCGATCGCGACGCCCAACAAAGTCGACACCGCAGCGCGCACACGCATGGGGCGTAATCCCTACCGGACGCTTACGAGGGCCAACCTCCACCCGGCGGCATGGGCGGCACTTTGCCTGGCCCGGAGGAAGCGACGTGGAACCCCGCCACATGACCTCACCACACCTGGCGCACGTACCACGCTTGGCCCCGTACGGCTTCGTCTTGTCGAGCTTCCCGTCGACATACGATCCGGCGACGCGCGCAACACCGGTCACCCAGCACGCATCGCTACAGAACAGTTCCTCGCCAGTCGATGCGTCATAGCCGAGAGCATCGCCGCAGGTAGCACAATTTATTTGAGCCATCCGAGAAACTCCATTCCCTATGAGCGGGAACCCCGCACTAGGGAGATGCGGGGTTCCCTAACCCCAGGTAGCTAACCTAGGGCTGTCTGTCAATGAGGACCAACAGGCCCCAAACCACCGGAGAGAAACCAGGAAG